AGTTATTGGTTGTTTCACCGTTAGCGATAGCGAATAGTTTAGCCTGTTGTTGACCATTAAGTATCATCTCGCCCGAATTAACCATTGCGTGTACATTGTCACCAACGTATGAGGAACCGCCCACTATACCGCCATCAGCAAATCTTTGAGCGTCTATCATAGCCACGTTAGCCATACCTGCTGCGATTATAACCCCTGCTGCTATTGCGCCGAATATACCTAATTGGCCAAGAGCTTTAGCTGCGCCCAAATATGTATTGGCTATTGCTTCCGCTATTAAGAAAGGTTTCATTTTCTTTCTTTGTTCTTTTTCTCTTTCGGCGGATGCAGTTTTATTGTCTTCCACTGTTTTATCATAGGCTATTTTATCATTGGCAGCTTTTTCTTCTAAAGCTGCTATTTCTGCTTCTTTTGCTGTTTTATCATCTATCTTATTTTGATTTGCCACTTGTTCAGCTAATAAATCAGCATCTCTTTGCGCTTGTTCTTTAGCATACTGTTCAGTTATAAGTTTATCTCTGGCAATTTTAGCTTTCTCTTCAGCTATAGTTTTCTGCAATGCAGCTTTTTCTTCGGCTGTGCCAGTGGCCATTATTAATGCCCTTTCTGCTGCTAATTTCTCGGCATTTGCTTTATCATCTCCAGCTTTGATAGCTTTGTCTCTGGCATCGGCGGCCTTTTGCTGTTTATCTTCAAGACTTTTTATTTTAGCATCTGATGATGTTATAAGAGCCTGAATATTCTTTAATTCTGTATTTTTTAATTTAATTGTTTTATCGCTTGCTGTTTTCTTATATGCGTATTCTTCGTCAATTCTTTTCAGCTCTCTTGCTAAATCTCGCTGACTAACTTCACCCATCCAAGATTCGAAGGATGAAAGAAATCCGCCAAACGCATTGGTTACTGTCTCTATTTTCTTATATTTATCTTCTGTTATAGCTATTTCTGTATTAAATCTTTTTCTAATTAATTCTAAATTGTCGTTTCCATAGTTTAGTGTAAGTAACAATTTTTTACTTACAAAATCACTCTCTATATTAGATATATCTAATTTATTTTTAATTATTTCATTCTCAGTTTTAGCTCCATTATTTTTAATTAAAGTTATTTGTCTTGCAGCGTCATTTAAAAGTAAGGCATATTCTGCATCTTTTTCTTCCTCTAAATTCCACTTCACGGTTTTAAGATAATTTACTTTTTCTTTTAAACTGGCCGCCTGAAAGTCTACCAGCATATTTAAACTATTTTCTTCATAATTCCTCTCACCTTTAAGAGCTTGTAATTTAATGGAATCTACTTGATTTAATAGTTTATTAATATATGCTTCTCTTTCATTTATTTCCTTACATAGTCTTTCTTTTAATGCGTTACTTGCTATATCTGCTGCTTTTGCGGCGGCAGCTCTTTCTTCTTTATTAGCTTTATCATTCTCCGCTTGTTTAGCATCTAGATATTCTTTCTCTGCTTTTAATGCGTCTGCGTGTATTTTATCATAAGCAGTTTTAAGCGCAGCTCCAATACCAGGTATAAACGCAAGTCCAGTTGCCAGAGCCCCTACCATAGAAGCCACAACATCTAAAAATAAAACTTTAACTAATTTAAAGTTTGCTATTAATAGAACCACAGCTCCTATAACCACAGCAATTCCCAAGACAATCCCACCCGTTGCTGTATTTAAAGTTACCCATGCCGCTATTAATGCGACTGTAGCCACTGTTAATGCGCCCACCGCAATAGTAATCAACCCTATAGCGGCAGTTGTAATAGTTATAGCTTTAGTTAAAGTAGGATGTTTAGTTGTCCATTTTGTAATTGATGTTGTTATTTCTTCGGCAAATCTTATAAAATCTCTAATTGTAGGTAATAAGTGAACCGCTATTGAATCGGTTAAAGATTTAGTGGCAGTTTGTAATTTTTTGAATTTATCTTCAATATCTTTTGCTACTTGACCCGCTTTTTCTTGAGCAGCGGTATCGGCTTCTGATGCCTTTTTACGTTTATTATAAGCTTCTGCGCCACCTTCAAGTAGAGGTAATAACGCAGATGCGCCTTTACCAAATATATCCTGAGCAATAGATGCTCTATCAGTTTGATTAGAGACACCAGCCAGGGATTCCATTATAAGATTGAAGGAATCTTGTGTATTGAGTTTGGAGAGGTCTTTTAAACTGATTCCCAATCTTTTAAGACTGTCGTCTGCTTTACCACTACCAAGAGCTATACTCATTTTAGTGATAGCTTTCTCGATAGTCTCTGAACTTCCACCAGCAAGTTCAGCCATATTAGCAAAGGTTCTAAGCGCTTGAGTAGATACTCCAGTTCTCTGTGACATCTCATCGAAAGCGTCAGCTGAATTAACTAATGATTTAACCATTGCAGCCATTGCGCCAACAATAGCGCCGCCAACAGCAATCATGCCTATGCCCATCTTGGTCGCATTAGATAATGATTTTGACGCATCATCCATATCGGCCGCAAAGGTGCCTTTATCAACTGCTAATTTTACTACAAGTTTCCCAATTTCGGTTGTCATTTTATCTTCCCGCCGAATGCCGCTGTGATTGCTTTTGCGGCATTCTTCATTTGCTTCCAATCCTGTTTTTTAGGTGGTTCTTTATCAAGTTTATGTATCATAAAATCATCTATCTTAGCTGCTGGATTCTCGCCTCTATTAATATTATAGAGCATACAAGATATCTGTGCACTGTATGACTCTGTCATTCTATCGTTTTCTCTCTTACGTTTACATAATTGATCAAACTCTAAGAGAGTGAGTTCCCAGAATTCATCCTCTGAGAGCCCTAAATCAAAACGTCCGACACCCCAAAGCTCTATTAAGCTGGGATTTCGGACTTCACTTCCAAAGGGAGTTCGTTACCTTCCTTTGTTTCAGGTACAGGTGTATTGGCTGAGGACGCCTCAACTATCTTCTGTTGGATAGTTAACATATTATCAGCATCTATCATTGCGCCAACTTGTTCTACTGTTAACGTCTTATCTTCATGTATAAGCCCTGCCCATAGCACTACCATAACAAGAGTAGCCGATATATCTTCTTTGCCAATAGCAAGAAAGTTCTTACCTGTTGCTCTCTCATAAGCAACCATAGCGTTAAGATTATATAAAAGGTTACGGGGTTTATCAAGATCTATACTGATCATTTTACTTAGTTTACTCATATTATCTCCTTAATATTTATTTTTTATCATTATCTTTGTAATATAATGGGGCTTTTAGGCCCCATATATATTATATTATTTTATAGTATGCCAGATGCGAATACTGGAGCACCACTAATTTTAATTGTTGCACCGAATGTTAACTGTCCTTTGATATCAGCTTTACCGAAATCAAGACCAGTAACTATTCCTGAAAACTCCCATGTAGCGGAGTCAGGGAAAGTCACAGTGAAATCCTCTACTGCTGAAGTACCAAAAGATGCCATAATAGCAACTTGTCCAGCATCATTCCCGATGAAATTACCTTCGATTGGGAAGTCACCAGCTTCTTTTAGAGAAGCTATAAATTCCTTATAACCGTTTAATGAATTATGATTAGTTACATCAATTGTTTCAGCTTTCATCTTTATTCCGCCGATACTCGACAATTCACCCACTAATACTGATGGTGAAGTGTATCCAAATGTTGTACCAAAACCTGCAATTGCTTGACTTGACATATGATTCTCCTTTTATGATTGTATTTTATTCTCCGTAGGTTATGAAAAAATCCACAACCACGTGATATAATTTTGTTTCTTCGTCTATTAAATCTAAATCATTCTCTATTTGAATATTCTGTATATGATTAGATCCTGACCATGCCTCCAGTGCTAACTTAACAATTTCAGCTGTATTCTTAGCATCTAAATAACTATCATCATAAACACTAATCTGATATCTTGGATTCTGGATACCATTATATCCCTGATGGGTATATTGCCTTGAACCACTCACTTTAAAATAAACTATATAAGGAACAGTAGCTATTAGAGGAGCCATCACAGGGTATATACCATAACCAACTATATTCTTTAGTGCTGTATAATGACTAAGATAATAGAATAGATCATTTTCAATGCTCATATTTTCTCCTGAATATTTTTCTTCATTATATTTGGTATTGCATCTTTATTTGCATCAACTGCTGGTCTTAAACAAGGATGAGCTCTCATCTTACTTGTACCATATTCCAAAAATGGCGCATATTCAACATCACTACCAACTATAACACTTCCTTCCTTAACATCATATGTAGGTGAAGCTATAAGTCTCCCTGTACGTACATGAGGTTGAAGATTAGATTTATATGCATCTCTAATAAGTGCGCCAATCTCACTCAAGGATTCTTGAGAAGCTTCGAGTATTACTTTTGCTGTTTGGTTTATGTTATTGTAAGATTCACTCATAATAATTTAATCCATATTTCTAAATGATGATTCATACTCATAGGATTTTTTATAAACTTAACATTATATGAATTAGCACCATCAATTATAATACTGGTATCGTTTATTTCTGAACCAACAGGACAATAAAGTATATGAGTAGAGATCATATTTAATTTTTCAGCCACTATAATTTCATCGCCAGTCATAGGTCTTATTCTTCCGCTTATATCATACGTAACTCCGCTGGTTTTTACTATCTCACCAGATTCGTTTTGCATAAATGATGGAATATTAGACAGAATACCTGTCATGTAGAAACTAGTAATAGCCATTTAAATTATCTCCGCATATCTCTTTATTGACCCTATGATTGAGCGAGGATATTGATGATCTACAGTATCATAAGTTACAGAATAATCTCCAAGACTTTCAGAGTGAACTCCTTGAGACTTGAGACTCTGTATTTGATAACTTATCATTCTTATTGCAGTGAGTTCACTGCCAATAGGATATACTAGTATTCCAGATGAGTTAATCTCAAAGGGAATATTACGTATACTTAAATATTCTTCCTCAACCATAGGTATCAATATATCAATTAATGCGTCTTGATTATATATACCCAATGTTTGTTGTACAACTCCACTTGCTGTAATCATGTTATCTCCATTAATGTAACCCCACAATCCCCCTTTATACGGGGGAAAGTGGAATTATATATTTTTAATTAAGCAGTTGGATTTGTTTCTGTAAGACCAGTAATCTTAGCGTGAGCTAATTCATTACCCCATTCAAGCCCGATTTCACCGTAAAGCTGATAAAGGTCTGCGGAACCAGTCTTAGCAAGAGGTTCTACGAATAAATAACCTTTTCCAGGTATAGATAATATACGAGGTTTGATCTGTCCTATGTTAAGAATCAATATTGTTCCTTTAGGAACAGCATTGTCGATTATGA